AGTTGGTTCACTCACAACCGTTGCCTGAGTAATAAAGTCACCGGTATACTGCACAAGATTTGCCTGGATTGTATAATTGGTATTACCGCGCGGTGTGTTCGTTAAGTTAACATTCTGGCTCTTGATGCCGGCAATATTCCCGTATTGTGGTTGGCTGGTGCTTAGAAATGTTAGCTGAATCGGATCCACGTCCGCACTAACCGGGCCGGGCAAAAGTTCCAGCCCTAGTCGGCTCCCATAATTATCATCGATGTACAGAGTTGTTACATTGCCAAATTGGTCAGTCCCAGTGATGCCAATTTCGTAGAATCCATGCGTTAATCCAGCTAAATCTGTGCTACCTAGCGTAACCTGACTCAGACCGAGTGAAACATTTGAGTTGGCGACCGATGCTGCTTTCGAGATGATGAGATCTTGCGCGCCAGGATAGAAGACATTGAACTGAATTGCCGTATTGCTGATATCAACAAGCTTCTGGTCCTGGTTGAAACAGAGAATCTTAATAGGATTATTCAATCCTGAATACATCTTAACTGGTCTACTGTACATAATCCTGTCCTCTATGGCTAACGTTGCCGAACCAATTAATAATCCGCGTATGGTATTATCGACTTTGAAGGTTTGAATGGTTTGCATAGAGGTATTTATCAAATCTATCAAATTGATTTAGACCATATTATGGCCCTGCACAAAGAAGCCGGCTAAATATGGGTACGAAAATTATTAAGGCCAAATTGACAACTATATTTAAGGTTTTAGCACAGAAATATCCATTTATTAGTTTACTATTGCATGGTGGAGAAGAGCACATCGGCATCATCCAGAACTTGGATACCGTTGTCATCAGCTTCTATGATTTTAGGAGACTCAGAACTACTGAAGAGAAGCAACTATTCCTTTCGTTGGCAGAAGAATGGTGGAATGAGAGTAACAGGGAAATTCCAGTACATATCTTCATGAAGGCTGATTGGAAACAGTTTAAATACACGCTCAGAACATTCGTTACCAAAGACACTGTCGTAGCGTTCGGACCAACTATCTCACTCAGTAACCTCGTCGCCAAGCGTAGCAAACGACGTTCCATTATTCTCGTCCGTCGTCCGAGCTAATTCCTCATCTGAGAGCAAATTCATAGCGACTGATATCATGACTGAATAGGCCACTGAATGTGACCGTTTGAATACATATTCACCATCTTCAGACTTGTCCCATACTGTCTTCGCAACCGCCGACCATGGCAATCCGACTAGGTGTCTTTTCGATGGCCTAATTATAGCGAGCATCATAGCTAATTTTTCAATGCTATTGATCTTCTCAGGCATTCTCTGCATCAAATCGAAATGATTATTCAGATGTGGCAATTTTTCAACCATTTCTCGCTTATCTAGCATCAACCAATCAACAGGGGTAGCTAATAATCCATCTAAATGATACGGTGATTTCACTTGTTGATATACTGACATGTTCAAGAAATCGAGCTTGAAAAAACCAAGCTTCTCTGCTACTTGGTGGTCAAGGCTGCAATTTCCAGTCAGCAAATTTGTCGGTACGTCAGTAACATATACACCAGTCGCATGCCTGATAGCTGTTCCGTTCCTGTTAATCGAGGCCGGCGTTGAGTTAATCAGTTTTAGAGCATCCTCGCGGTTTCCTAAGTCAAGATCTACATCCATAATTATTTCACCTGAATATGGCATATTCCATGCCGGTCTTCTAGAATCCACCCGTTCTGGAACGCCAAAGCAATAAGCTCACGCACCCCAATTTCCGGGGGGATGTTTTCTAAATCAAATCTCATCTGGCTTACAATCCTTGTCAACTGCCGGTAGGTTAGAATCGCACCGTTATAGAACGTTAGCGGTGTCTTGAAATCAAACATTATCCACCCCTTCGATTATGAGCATAATCGGTAATAAGCTATTGCCTCTTCTAAGCAGGCTCTCATGCATGGGTTATGTTCCGCCAACTCGAACATCTTCACTATCTCGTTCTTCGACATGCCAGTCTGCTTGCTGACCATACTATCTGGATCTGCCGATGCCTGGCAATATTCTCCTGTAGCCCGCATAATTTTGCGCATTTCTTCAATTAATTTCGAATCCATCATACCCCGGCCTTCTGTAACAAGTCTACGATTGCGACTTGCCGATCTGGATGCTTTAAAAAAATGTTCTTCCACTTATCACTATTGATCCAGGTCCAAATTATCGATAATTCTTCTGGCGTGAGCGTCTCTAGCCATTCCGGCCCGGACTTGCTGTTATAAATTACCCATGGACTGATTCGACCGTTTGATATATCATTAATGATTCTTGACGACGTCGCATAATGGAAATAATGGTTGAACACGCTTTCTTTCTCATCAGCCCAATCTGCCATAGCGCCCAATGTCCTGGACGCTGCGTCATAATGATCTTCAACGGTTATCCATTCCTGCAAAAATGCCGTGTAAATCTTATCGGAATTCCATTTGTCAATTGGGCAGCTATTCGTAATCAACCACGTCGCATACGCCAACGCATTAAAGCATTTCACATCTAATGTATATTGCCCGAATCGCACAAGGGCTAGATAATACGGACTCTTAGCAAATTCCTCGTAGGTTTTCTGTTTCGGCCCAGGCTGGGAAATCTCATAGAACTTGATGTACGCTTGGAATCCAATCATCACATGTTTTTCGGACTTCTGCTTGAACCGGCGGCCCTGTTCACAGAGATGTTTCGAAATCGTTGATTCCTTCGAGAATGCCCGGCCGCAAAATACACAAACATGCGGTCGCGGCACTATCCGAGCAATCCCCGTAATTCCTTGTCCTGTATCCCTAAGTTTTTCAGCCATTCTTCCATCTTCTCTTTGGGTGTGAATTTCAAAATATTATCGATGTCAGCAACCTTCATCGCCGGGAATCGGGTTAGCAACTCTTTTCGTAAAGCAGTTGGTGGACCGCCGGCGGACTTCTTCTTTGACGCCAGCCAATAATGTCGTTGTTTTCCCATACCCGGACTGACCACTGTGCAGCACAACCATTGCAACTTCGGATGTTTGTTAATTTCAAAGAAATGCACATTCAAATTCTCATTGACCGACATCAAATAATACGCCTGCATTTCTGCACTACCATATACACTTGGGGTCCATTTCAACATTAGGTAATTTGAGAATTTCTTCTTGTGTTCCGGGGACAAGCTGTCGTAGAAATCTCTATTCTTCATGTCTACCTGAGCCATCTCATTCTGAATCTGAAGCGGTGAATCCCGGTCAATGACCTTCTTGACTTTCGCTGGTTTTACTGCTTTCTCTTTTGCCATTTTCCTTCCACGTACATCGCCAGCAGTGCCGCCAGGCATCCAATTAAATAAGTCATTCTCTTATATCCGTGAACATACAGTTGACCACAAATTATCCCAACCGGAATCAAAATCGGAATAGATATCAAATAGAGCTTGGCCTCTTGTCGGAATGTCATATTTTCTTCCAGGATTTCAAAGCTTTCTCCCAACTGCCGTTCTTCATGTATCCAGGTGCCCAGGCCTGGGTATAATCACAGAAGGGGCATTTCCATCCATCAACCGTGGCGACTAACAATCCCTCACCATCGAGATGATGTTCATCTGTTCGATTTCCACCGCATGTGAATGGATGGAACATATTTGAATGCTGATATGCGTTTAGAGACTCAACTTCACTTTCAGTGAATATCATTCATTTCTCCAGTGAACTACCAGGCTACCCGGGCTTTGACGATTTCAGAGGCCCTTGGGCAGTCCTTAATAAAGTACACACATAATGGTTTCTCTCCAGAAGTGAGCGGTACGCACAATAGCTGACCATTCTTCAACTTGGGCAAGAACCATTTGGTCTCCGGGTAAATATCTGCAATCTCTACCTCTAGGAACTCCGGCCGGAAACTAGTCAATGGATTCAGGGCGAAAGCTTTGAAGTTTCGGTCGTTTAGACTGGTGAGTGGGATTACTTCCAAATCACCATGATCCGGTTCACCAATTAATAGCTGCCAGTCAACCGGAATCCGGATAGTATGCTTACCGATACGCAACTTTAATGTGGGCGACTGGAATGATTCCATAAACACTAACGGCAACCAAAAATAATCAGAATCTGCTGGGTTCGAATTGTCTAACACACAGAAACGCAGGTCTTCTGTAATCTGTTCTGGTAATGTATCAAGGTCATACGTCGTATTCTTTTCTGTGAGTATTAGCATGTTTTAATTATACAGAAAGTTCGAATCATTGTCAATGAATTTATAGCCACTCAATTTTTTCAATCTTAAAAGGATATCCAGCCTCCGCGTAGAAAGCTTTTCGGCGGCCAAGATGTCGTTTAGAGAATTTACATGAGCTGCAAACGTCGTATATATCCACGTGGTCTTTATCGTGTGCTTTTCTCAACCCGCGTCCAATGGACTGGAGGGTTTTCACGAAACTCTTACCAGGCTCAAACATTACCAAATTAAAGATTCTAGGTAAATTAATACCGACAGATGCCACGCCATATGTTGCTACGATAACCTTGTTCGTTGAGATTTTGATCTCATCGAATTCAATTTTCCGGTCAACGGTCTTTGTCGCTCCCTGAACAAATACACTGTTCGGAATCATAGAAGCTAAATGCTTTCCAGTTGCGATTCGCGGCACCAGCACCAACGTATTTCCGGATTGGGAAATTTGTTCTATCATATTGGCGACGGTTTCAAGCCGGTCATTGTTCTCAGACAAATATTTGAGTTCATCCGGATATGTTTTATATTCCTTATAATCCTGGAATTGTTTGACATGGACGTCGCAATTACTAAGAACGCCGGCGTCTTGAAGAGCCCGCGCTGTTAACGTCTGGATCACATTCCCTAAACTAACAATCAATGACATCCTCTGAAAATCTTCCTTAGGAATCGTGCCAGTCATCCCCCACCGCACAGGGATATTCGCCATCACCCCGGTCAACAAGGACTTCAAAATGTCCGCGCCCACAATATGGCACTCATCCCCTATTACGCAAACCACACCATCCAAGAACTCATGAATTGTTATATCGGCCAGGCCGTTCTTTGTATTTTTTAATAATATCCCAAGACTCTGCCAGGTGCATATAGTGTGCTTTCGATTAAATTCTTTTCGCTCGCCAAAATAAACGCCAACATCTAATCCAAGATTTAAGTAGTCCTCCTCGGTCTGTTCAACCAAAGTTTTACTAGGAACAATTAATATACTTCGACCGTATTGCTCTACTCGCTGACTCAGCGCCGCGGAAACCAAAGTTTTACCACTACCTGTTGGCAGACACCCGACTCCCTGTGGATTCTCTAAAAACGTGTTAATCGCAGTGACCTGATAATCTCTGAGAATAATCGGCTGGCCGGCCAGCGCGTGTCCTTTACCCCAGCACCGGTGGTTGAATGAATTCTCATCTACCGGAGCGAAAGTAAAGTTCATCGTATTAGTTCGCCGGTCCTCTAATTCAATTTCTACACCGCAATTGTCCAGATAGTCAATAATTTCTGGCAAAAGATTCACATATGTTGCGCCCGGCAAACTAAAGAAAGGAGTGCAGCCATCCCATCGTCCTAATTTCACAGAAGGAAGAAATCTTGCATTTGGTACTTGGATTTTATATTTCTTATGTAGGGATTTGCGAAAATCCAAAGGCAGATCTATAAAATTACAGCAAACTTCGTCATTGACTCGTAATATTGTCTTCATTGTATGTACTTATCTTATCCTTCTAGTGCGGTTATGGCGGTTGCGCCTCGGACTGTCTTCGACCATGACATTGCCCGCCGGGGAAGGACATTCGATTTGAATATATTTGCTGATTTGCATGTTATTTGTTCGGTCAGCATATATATGGTCGATGACCAAGTCAAGCCCTCGAATAGTCTTAATTTGAGACCGCCTATTCGATGAAATTTTAAATGGTCCTCCCCCTGCCAATGCGGCGGAAATCTGCGAAGAGGTGATTTCTCGGAATGGCCAAACCACTTCTGTCTTACCCTGTTTCGGAGATAGCAGCCTCAAAATTTGATCAATTGTCATGTCCTCATCGCATGCGCCGATTTCTATTAGATAATTCTGTACATCAGTTCCGGACAGCAGCGTGTAACATTCTGGGAACCGAACTGAACTATATGATTCAACCTTTTTCGATGATGCTAGTTCTAAAATTGACTCCGGTTGATATTTTTTGACTAGTTCATAAACCTCATCGATTCTATCTGGGGCGACGGTCCACCGCATGCTCGTTAGCATACATACTTCAAATTCTGAAAGAGTCTTTGAAAGATAGGAAAAAACAGAATCATCGAATTTAACTAGCAATGCCGTTAGCTGAGATATCTTGTTGTAGATATTAACGTGCGATGCCAGGATGTCATTGATTAATTTCGCCTGCCTAGTTGACACTGGATTGGTGACCCGAAGCTCACCGCCAATCATTGACGCGATGGGCGCACTGTCTTTATTGAAATCACGAAGAAAACCCTGGATTCTCTTCTTTGCCCTAGCAGATACTGAGAATTCTGGCATATTTTTGGACAGTAGATGAAGAAACTCTGCTCCCGACGGGCAATTAGTGACCAGATGGGCGTGTTCTTCCTTGTTCCACTTACATCGAGCCGGCAGCCCTGCATTTTGCACTCGCGCGTAAATCGCAATCAATCGCTCATCATATGGCGCATATATTCTAAACTGTTTGCAGTCATAATCGATATGGTACGGCATTGGCTCCGGATCAAAGCGGCGGAGCGGAGTTGCCCATATGGGGTCAGACAAGTCTTGCTCGACTCGCGGCCATTCTTCCTTGAACTGCCGATAATACTTTCGAACTAGCCTAAGACAAAAATCTCGCTGAGCCTGGCTGAGATAATTATGTTGCGCTATCCAATCCTTCAGTCTGATAATGCGCTTGAAATCAAAATAGTTCGGGCACACAAAATTAAGAGCGACGGAGGTATCTGTTGTATATGGATTTGGCCGGGGGCAATAACCAGTATTATGCTTCAAGGCAGCTATTGTCGCGCCCTCATGATAGCCGGCGTGCAGCCAATCCATGTAATTCTCAACTGTGAATTTTCTTTGCATATTAATATTATACGACAATGACGGCGGATAACCTAGAAAGTTATCCGCCGTTTGCCGGTTATCTAGCCTAGATTATGTCTAAAGCAGTTCCACAGTCGGAGCAGAAGTTAGCGCCAACCTGATTACTTTTTCCACAAGTTACACACTCAACTTTTTTTTTAACTGTGACTGCCTGGGTAATGGGCTTGCCGCTTGCAGTTTCACCCAATAGATGCAGCACCAGTACATGTTTTTCCGTCTCAACCGGGAACCATGCGCCCGGAGAGAACTGCTGGTTGCTCGCACTTCCCGGGACAGTAATTCCTGCATCGTTGAACGAAGCGTTATAGCAATTAACTGATTGGTCAGGGGCAGCGTCCATACTCTGGGGCTCACATGTGAAATCCGATGACATGTTGGCACATCTCAAGATGCCGTCGGCGGTTGGAGTTATCGACATTCCATTTCCAATCGAGTTGTAATAAGGATAATTCAGCCAATATGCAGGCTCGTAGACTACGGGAACATGAATCGGGGGCCGCGCCACTTTCTCGAACTGGTATTCGATACGGATAAGGCCATCATCTACTTTGATGCCGCGGTGATTCTCGATTTGCTCGGTCCGTTCAATGAACTTGAACCTATTACCTTTATTAAGATTACCGTTCTTTATGAAACGCTCTAGTTCCACACTTTCGTTGGGTCCGGCAATCAACCAAACATTCTCAGTGGCGTCAGTCCCATCGATGCTGACGCGGAACTGCGCCCTTACAGAGCTTAGGTTTTTAACTAGGATTGTGTATTCAGTGCCGAATGGCACGTAAACTGAGTCTTTTACTTCGCGAAGTACCTTGCCATTAGATTTAACGGCGATAGATAGATTATTCTTGAACATTTTGCTTCTCCTTAAACGGGTGCAGCCTAACTCCCCACTTCAAAGCTGCTGGTTGTACTGCGTTATAACATCTTTATTTATGCGGGCCTTGATACTTGATTTTATAATCTCCGTATTTTTTCTGAGCCAATTTGGCTAATTTCACAAACGCCTCGTCAAACGTTGGCCCACCACAATCTAAATCCGGATCGTGATATGTGGTAAGACGTATTGGGTCACCTTCTTTATACCCGTAACAGGTTAACTCTACAATATTCGGCCGCCCCAATCCACCAAATTCAAGCCATACCTCAATAAACTTATTCTCGTCTGGATTGTCAGTTCGATGGCCAGTTGAATCAACCTTCGTCCAGTAGATATCAAGATTCGTATCGAGCGCGATGTCCGGATGGTCCTTCTTCATTTCAAGGAATCGAATGTCACCAATCTTAATAATCCTAAATAAACCACGGGCGTAGTCTTCACGATATGGCAGAATCGATGAACAGTTCAATCTTGGATGGTCATGTAAGAACCAGAAAGCGTCATATGCGTTCTTAATCTTCCTCATGCTTTTCACCTCATTATGCTACTCCCTCGTTTCGCATCTTCAGCTATCTGCTCTCGAATCCACGCAACCTTCTCAACACCGAATTGAGCCTCTGCATCTGCCAGAGACAGTTTCACATGTGATTCCTTCAATTTCGGTTGATTCTCTGCCCACGTATTCATCCGCAGTACTGGCATTTCAACAAATATATGCCACAAGGCGCTCGGCGAATCGCCGTAATTTTTCTCGTATGACTGACTTAGAATGAATTTTGGAAACTTAAATTTATGAAGCCATGAGCAAACAGCCGCACACCACCAGAAGGCTCGATTCGCAAAGATAAGATGTGCCGGTCCCTCCAGTAATTCTACATCAACTAGCAGGGGGTCTGTCTCGTCGCCGATTCGGAAAATATTCCAAGTTTTCAAAATTATACCTCTATATATTTAAGTCTAACAGTATCTAATAGGCCTGTCAAGACTTAAGAGATACCAGGTATACATGTCTACCGAACTCGTTCAAACTCTACTGGAAATTTTCTAGCGGTCGTTGCCAGTCGCGTCACTGAATATATCCACATGTCATCACTGTGCCGGAACGTACACAGTTTCGTGCCGACATCACGTCACTCTGATTCACTGAATTGGTGTTCCAGGTAATGCGGCCATTTGCCAGGCCCCAAAATCACTACGGAAATCGCAATGCGGCACTCTTCTGGCGTCATCTTCTTATCCTTCATATTGTAACATGCGCCATACATACATTTCATCTTTAACTCGGTCGAATTCTTCTGGGTACTGATGGGCGGTGGCGGCCAAGATCTTAACTACTTCTAACCAGTCACCCCCATTTCGATTCGGTCCTATAACATCGGCATCAGCCCAGATAGATTTTGCAAAAGGACCGAGCATCTGGCCAGGCCAGAATGAGCATTCAGTAAACCGCCCACACCCATTTTTAAGAACTGCGTTGACGGCGTCAACGCAGGCCTCTTCCGCGGGGGTCATCGCCGTATTACGGACCATCATAGTCTCCAGGGTCGCCATATTTCAGAACATGCCAGACATACATTTCCTGGCGCACCCTTTCAAATTCTACTGGATGCGTTCTGGCGAACTCTGCCAACGCCACTACCGACGGTATCCATCGGCCGCCGCCGTGCAGATCGCCGTCGACCGCGCCGCCCCAATTGTCAGGCGTTAACGGCGTCTTAAAAATCGGTGGCCAAAATCCATCACTATCTTTCATCGTCGCGTTGCAGATATCTGCGAAAACAATTAAGATCATCTCTCGACATGTCAATTCAATTTCGGTCATTGCAACTTCCCTGAGAGTACAAACCAGGTACGCATCTCGGCTCGGACTTTGTTAAACAAATTCAGATCTGTGATGGCTAACGATGCCAAAGTTCCGGCCAATTTTTTGTAGAGGGGCGAAAGGGCGAGAGGAACCTTTTTTCCAATATCGTGCATCGTCGGGGCATGCCTTAACGGCAGCGGCCAGAACGGCTGGCCATACAATTCGGTCCGGTCAGCAATTGCTTCATCCATCGCATGCCGAATTTCCTCGTCAACTGTCATGCGCGTCTCCTATATGACTTCTTCTATATTGTCATGTGACAATAGCCACCAAGACAGTTCCGCTAGTCGAACCTTCTCGAATTCCACCGGCCACCTCACTGCCGCCTTATGCAATGCGATATATTCCGGAGTGATGAATGCCCGCCGGGTTATGCCATCATAGTCGGCGATATTCGGATGTAGTAACGGCCGTGGCCAAAAAGGGCAATGATATAATTCAGACCGTTGTTTCACAGCCGCCCGGATAAGGTCTTGGATTTCGTTCTCAATTTCAACTGACATTATCTACATCCTTTCGACAGCCGCATACTTTGGACCGAATAATAACTATCTCTTTCATTCTGAGAGTAGCAGCCATCCAAAATATTCATTTCGAACCTCTTCATATATTGCCGGATATTGCTGCGCTAACTTAGCAACGTTCAGAAACTGCGGGACGTTATGATTTGACCTTTCGTAGGCGGCCCATCGCCGGAATTCCGATGATATTCCAGAAATACATCTTGGCATGTCACCCGATATTGCTTTTGCTTTTTCCAAAGCCACAAAAATTTCATTTCGAATGGCCTGGATTTGCTCTTGCTTTTTCATATTCTATCCTTTGGCTGTTCAGTACTGAAGCTCTTTGAGTCTGAGTTCGTTTGATTCTGGATTAATGAAAAATCTCTTCGCAAATTCCACATCGTCAGCATGCTGCTGCCGCCCGGGCCGGTCAAACATATTGCCACGCGCATGATTACATCTCGCGCACATGGTACGAAGATTTGCCAACGTCGTTGGGCCGCCAAGAGACTTTGGAATGATATGGTCTTGCGTCATCAAACGCAGAGCTCCCGTCGAGAGAACCGCGTAAAGGTTCCAATGGGCGGAGTATAACGGTTTATTTTTGGCTAGTGTTCCCTTGTATACGCATGCATCAGTCTCCAAAAGCATGATGCTGCCAACAATTCCGCAACGGCAGCACTTCAGACTTTGACGAAAAACATCGTAACGGATGCTATGGGTATGCGCCGATACAGTACCGAAAGGAAATTTGAACGAGCGGCTGGTGACGCCAGCAAAACTTGCCTGTAGGTCCTGCAGAAGTGGTTCAGCTTCAAACGACTTGAATACAACCATATGGATTTTAGACATTCCCAGCAACCCTTTCCACATGCGCTCCCAACCAACTTCTACGCCGTTCACGGCGATTGTGCCAGTTTTTGGATTAACCCAAACATAACGCGGTTTCTTGTCCCGGCTGCCGGGAAATTCCGGACCCATCACCGAGCAATGGCCATACTGTGCCAAAATCATTGTCAGTAACGTTCGCCAGGGCTTGCCTGGCCTGAACGTTGTGATTGGCACTTCATCAATATTGAGTTTTGACACCTTGATGTCCTTCTTCGTTAGATGAACTTTGGCTTAGGCGGCGTGTCAGTTCCAACTGGCAATACCAAATCTTCCGGGGCAGAACCATTCATCTCGGAATTATGCTTTGGTACGAGCCACCCTAAGTGAGTAGCACAGTTCATCGTCTTTTTCATTACTTCATTCCCAGGAGTGCATCCTCCAGCTCATTGTAGCCGGTGAAAATACCGTTGACGCGAACCTTGCCGTTGTCAGGGTTGCAAATGACCGTCCGGGTTCTTCCGTCCAGGCCAGTAACGTAGCATACGCCAGATGACTGCAGGGCCTCGAGGGCGGCGACAAGAGTGGTTCCAGAATCCTTGACTGCAACGATGGTCGGGTTCATAGGTGTCCTTTCAAAGCTGTGGCAAAACGTTTGAGGCGCTTTCCGAGCCGCCCCGGGAGAACTACTTGGTGGACGAGTATGTGATTTGGTTGGCTGCGATTGCAGTACGGATGGTTGAAACTGCGAACTTGAAACGCCGGCCCGTCAGTGTCTTGGCCATAATCGGATATTTCCGTTTGCTCGGACTGTACCCGGTGACGATGAATGACTTGCCCTGTGAGGTGAACTTGGCGCCGAGGACGTTGGTGGGCAGACCATGCAAGTAGTTCAGGTGTACGAAATTTTGAGCTTCGATTGTTTCCCTGCCGGCTGAGCCTGGGACGATGATTGAAGTGTTTGACGTTGTCTGCGCCTCGAGCTTGCAACGGAAAGTGGTCGGCGTAAACGTGACCCGGCCGACGGACAGGACGACGCCATAGTCCTTTTGTAGCTGGGCCGTCGCAGTGGCAAAGTCTGCCCGGAACTGCGTCAAGTTGCGTTTGTCAAAAGTCGTAATCTTCGGCATGTTTGTCCTTTGTTTGTTTCTAACTTACATATACGATTATAGCGGGTTCAAACCCAGATGTCAACCGGATTCCGGGGCGAGATTGCCCTAATTAGGGTGCTAAGTTGTTGATTTTATTGAGCCTATAAATAAATTTCGTTTTTCGGGAGCGAAACAACCTCTGTGAAGGTCAAAAGGGACTTTGGAACCCATCCCACAACTCGCGTAATATGTGCCTTCGCTGCTCGCAAGGTTGGCGCCTTCACATAAACCACATCATCACAAGCTTCTACTTTGAAAATCTTCAATGGCTGGTCATTCATTTTGATTGTCCTTTGAGGTGGAATATTATGATACTGAAGCTTTCTGGCGAATCTTGACATACGGGTCGATGATGACGATAGTTCCGTCTTTTCGTTGCATGAGATTCCCGCTATGGAGATCAAACTTAATACCCGATGGTTGATATTCTCTAAGAAGTTCTATCGCGTCCAGGATGCCGGGCTGCCACTTTGTAAGCAAGTCGGTGACACCGGCAAGTTGCCCGGCAACTGGCGGGCCAAAATCCTCATACACCTCGGCTATTGCTCTCCTAAAATTCTCTTCCAATTTCTTTTTTGCCGTATGGCGCTGGCTGTCAATCGAACCTGACCATCGTTCCCCGGTTTGTGGCGGGTGCGGGCGATTATTATAATAGTGCGCCACTTGCTTGACCAATGGTCGTTCAAATGGAACTTTAAGTTCAGATATAAGCATGCTATTATTTATCAAGACCAGCAAGAAGACCGGCTTGCTTCAGCTTGCCGGATGAATTGATCATATTTTTCTTCCAATTGCGATTTGATTTGAATTACGAAAACCAAGTAATTCAAAGCACCGAGTGTTATAAAGCACATATACCGAAGGAACTTCGGGAATCAACGCCTGTGGAGATACAAGTCTCAGCACATGAAATTAGTGGTGAGGTATCAATGAAACAGGAAGCTGCTATCCTTTAGGTTAGCAGTAGTTCACGCATAGGGGTCGATGATAACGATAGTTCCGTCTTTTCGTTGCATAACGTTCGCTGAATGAAGATCAATGTCGAGTGTTTCATTGCGGTTAGCCCGTATGATTTCTGTCGCCGTAATCAAGCCTGGCTGCTTTTCTAAGATATCACGTACTTCGGGATAGGCCAGGTCGATTGCAAGCTGTATATTACCAGTCCAGGCCATCCGAGATAATGTCTGCGCAATATTACCCGTTATTCCAGTTAATGGCCGCAGCTTCTCAACCAAATAAATTTTATAAACTAACCCATCAATCGAGAAAGATTTGACCTTTCCGATTCGGGGAAAATGTTTATTTGGAAACTTTTTAAGTACATTTGCAAATAGGGCGAAGCCGGGATCGTTCATTTTGTTAACTTTGAGTACGTACGGAACACCGGGTTTGGCGAAAACGATGCTGAACGATCCGCTGCCAACGAAATCCCAGCCTAGTGCCTCTAACCGTTCGGTTAGCTCATCAAGTTTCGGGCGCTGCTTCAGCCGTATTTGGTGAATCGCCGGATCTAGAAGGTCGGGCCCTTGCTTGAAATAATAATCCTTCACTCGGCGAACTGCTTGATTATTAAAAGCCGCCTTGAGTTCGCATATTAGCATGCATGTATTTATACCGATTTGCTGGTTTTGAAACTGATAATGTCGCCGACGATTCCACACAGAATCATCGCAACGAAACACCCAAGACCGTAGTCCAGGTAGTAGTCGGCATGGAGAACGTGATGTGCGGTTTTAACGAGTGATGTGCCGGCGAACCCCATCGCCGCAGCATACAACAATGGTTCGGCGTGAAGAAGTGACTTTTTGATAAATTCTAGATTCATTTAACTCCTATAATACGTAAACTCGATGTTTGATTTTGACAACTGTTGCAAATTAGAATCCAAACGAGCCGGGTTGCTGCCCATTTGAGCTTCCATATGTTCACAACAATTCATCGAAGCTGTTGGTGGAGAAGAAGACTGCCAGAAAGATAGTCGCATGCAATACCCGGGATAGAACAAGGTTCGTCATGACTCTAGATTTGTATCTGCGACGCAGGAAGCTGCTATCCTTTAGGTTAGCAGTAGTTCACTCTTCCTCCATTGATTCAAGTGCGAAGTCATAACCATCCCAATTGTCAACGCCAGCTGAACGAAGGGCCTCGAGGAATCGCTCAGCTTCAAGCAATTCTTCATATCGTTCTACCGATATTGTAACTTGTTTTTCTGTCATTATGTTCACTCTTCCTCGTATCCGTCGAACCAGGGACCACGCTCAGCCGTGCGCTTCGTACCCTCAGACTTGACACACGTCCGGGAACTCGTTTCCTTGTTCCGGCAGTGGTCGTGAGCGTCCTTCAATGAAAGACCACGCTTTAACACTTCGGAAGCGTACTTGGTGGATTGATAAAACCGTACTACTCGATAGGTCGCGTTCATTTAGTCCTTTCTTGTTACCCTTTGAGTTCAAGATACCAATGGCTCTGGTTTGCCAGGGTCGAACCACCCCGGAACGGCTTCCAGATTTCACGTGACGCTATAACCTCAGCTCTGAGGCCGGCTGCATTGAGCCGCGCCATAATGCCGGTGGTAAAACTTTCGGCGGAGGCGCCATTGGTGTAGAAGAATCCTTTGCGAAGAACGATGTTGCCGGCCTTATTACAGCCAACGGTTACGGCCGTGTAATTGACTGCCTTGCGCAACAGTAAGCATTAATCTCCTTCTTCTGCTACTCAATAAGTATAGCAAATACCTAGACAAAACGCAAGGGTAGCACTGACTATTTTCGGCTTCTTTTGAGCAGCGAGTATCCCTAATCCAGGGGTCTGCCGGGGTGGAATGCTCATCAACGTGTCCTTACCAGCGATTTAGCGTCCCAGGGGCGCAAGGGGCAATATAGGGCCCGCAAAACCTCTTTATTTGCAATACCTAGCAGCCCTTTGAAATCAGCAACTTAGCAGCACCCTAAAACACCATATTTCCGCCCTAACCCCATATAAATCAGCACTTTAGCCGCAATTCTTTCCTGGCACTTTCTTTTCGAGTTTTCCACAGATTTCGGTTGCATTTTGGGTGGGCTCTTAGTATACTTAAAGAGTGATGGAACAGCCCAAAAAATTCCGTAAAAAGCGCAACGATAGGACGCACCTTATATATTCGTTGCAAGTTGGCAAAGTCGAGTACATTGGCATTACAGCCAAAACGTGCTCCACTGCTCACATGTCAGTTCGATCGCGTTTCAAAAAACACACTTATCGCGCCCGTACCGAGGACAAGAACTGGCCCCTGTACATTGCGATGCGTAAATTCGGCCCCGACGCATTCCACGTTCACATCCTGGAATCTGTACGTGGTAAGGCCGCAGCTCATGCACGTGAACGTGAATTGATTGCTACTCGTAAGCCGAAATTGAACTTGGCATGCGTAAAGAAATCCAAATAACTAAAACCCAAGGGAGAATCAAATGAATATCGAGAAAATGGAACCGACAGTTGGGGCAATTATTACAGACCCGAATTTTGATTATTCAAAGTTGACCTGGGAAGAGCACGGTATTCCAATATTGACATTTCTCATCTTGAGGTTTGCATCTCCGGAAGATGCCTGCTGGGCCGCCTATAAACTAATTGAAAAAAATTCTCCAGAACTGTTCGCGCGTATGTGCAGGGCTGTAAATATGAACATGGTCGACGCCGCCGGCGTCGAGTCCGCCGATTCCGCCATGCTCAAGCCAATGTTTCTCAATCGCCGCCGGCAGGATGTTCTGCCGATCGTTGATTTCGATTTTGATTTGGCCCGCAAATCGCACGGAAATTGGCCAGTTTTCAACTGGCCAATTTCCGTGCAGAAATTGGTCAGTTGATAAGAAGAATTCTCAGAAGACCGCCTAAATACTAACAGAAAAATCAAGGAATCAGGGTGCGCGATACTTTCACAGAAAGTGGTAGGTTGATGTCAAAGGCTCCAAAATTTGGTGAAATTGCAAAGAAAGCATTTTTGCTTGAGGTCCGCATTGACCGCTTCTTGCTTACATATCACGACGGGCGGGGGCTCTATTCCTTCCCAAAGCCAGGTCACGCAAAGAACGTTGAAATATTCAACAAACTTCGCACTGAAACTAATACAATTTGCATGACCCCAGGCCTGGCAAGCAAAATGCTACACAATGCCCTATTCGCGCAGTACACTGCGCTGTGCGACTTGCACGACGAAATTCGCCTCGGGCTCCGGCGCGCCGTATACATCGAGAACAGTTCGGAGAAGCTTGGGCAGCTTGAAATGCTGAACAAGAAAGTCAAGCTCATGCGGAAGGTCACCAAAGAGTTGGCCAGCGCGATCTCGTGGGCCAAATTGGGCGGAGAGGTTGCAAAGAATGCCTAAGATGGAAACTCTTCAAGACTTGAGAGAGTATATCAATGCCATTGGCTGGATTAGGACTTGGTGCGGTGAGTTGTGGCAAGTTCAGCCAAACCTATCACCGGCCGCAAAGAAAGCATTCGATGAGCTCGACGAGCTCCATGACACGCAACGTTTATTCAGTAAGAATCCGCGGCCGGTGCGCAATGCTGACAACGAAGTCCTCAGGCCGTACATTCGAGCTAAGGTGCTGCTCGTTATTAAGAAATATGAGGACAATTTAATTTGGGAAAAGTTGAGTGCTGACATCATCTAAAATAACAACAATAGGCGAGCTGTCGCAGCACCTGCATGATTTGCGAGTGTTAAAGGCTTACGGCCCCAACACCAACCTGCTGTACGGTTATTTCATTGAACTTTGTATGATGGCGTCTAAGGTTTTGAAAATATATTATGACTACTCCGGGACCATTACCCACTCCGCACGTCGAGTCGACGAATCAGCTAAATTGCCGGCCAAAATGATTGCAAAGATTGCTACATTGCAATACGATTTAGAATCGAAGATTGTATGGGATATGCTACGCAAATGAATTTAAAAATGCCACAATCCAGTACACCAAAAGAATACGATGAATATGTTGAATCGGCATGTCGATGCATCCTGAATCAGGATAATTCTGATGCGCTAATAACTGTCCTTTGGCAGCATATATCGATCCTGCGGCTAGGATATCGAAATTGAGACCAGGGACGCATACAACGCGCCCAAACTGAAATTATTCGTTTCCAAAATGAATATGTTTCGGATATGACCTTGCTTATTCTGTCCGGAAAATGTATAATATAATTATGGTGAAGCTTCCAAAACTCGGAGACGCCCCAAAAAGTTATAGCGAATATTTCAATGGGGTGGGAGAATGGTACCTGGCCTGTCCGAGAAATTGTGACCTTGAGAAGTTACTTCTCGCGCACCTTTCCGACCTTAGGTACCTTGCTACTGGGCCGACAATGTGGACGCGTCCACAAATAGGTAAACACCCCTTTACACCCACGTTCGAGTCAAAAAATTTGCCGGATGCCCAGAGTCTGATTGACAAATTCCAATCCGAAATTAGCTGGGCCCTTTTGTTGACACAAAATCTTTCGGAGCCGAAAATATGACCGAACAACTCAAACAAGAAATTGAAACCCTGACCGACGAGCTCGACGTGGAGATTAACGAGCTTGTATTTAAATATGAATCCTTGCCGGCTCCCGAAACAACGGCAACGCGCTGGATGGGCAATAACTTAATGCTGCAAATTAAGGATGTGCAGGAGAAGTTCCAGGCTGCCGAACACAAACAGTTTATGGATGAGCGACGCACAATTCTTCGCCGACTCAAAGTCGTCTTGCCCATGTTGGTGAAGGACCTTGAAGATTACGAAGAGCATGTAGTTTGGCAGCGGCTGATGGGTGAGAAGATATGACTTCACTCAAGGACGTGAAGAATGTCGCTGACTATGCAACCTATCGCGCATATTGGGCCTGCGGCCAGCATGGAAGTCTCCCGTATGAAATCTTTAAAGTTACCGAATCCGCGTTACATTGCCTAGACCTTCAGATTCTCAATTTCGGACTCCTGACATTCACGGCCAAGCAATGCGCGGAGCTATCAAAATTTGACGCGGCATTCCAGCAGAAACTCAGAGAAGTATCCGAACGAATTGCTTGGGACTTACTCTCCAAGGACCCGGTCTAATGAACGCATCAGTTGTGAAGCAGCATCAACAACATATCGACCGGTTCTTGGCCCAATATTATGAACGGATGGAATCGATACTTCGAGCTGAAATTAGCTCCGTCTTAGATTTAGAGAATCCCCGCTACTATGGCATGCCGCGGGAAGGAAAACCGCCCCGCTGTGCAAACGGG